TGGAATGACATTACAATATCTCCATTTTGTAACTGTAGCTTCGCTTATGCCTATTTTCTTTGAAAACCTAGCGATACTTAATTGCTCTTCCTTTAAAAAATCTTCAAATCTCATTACTCTCTCCCATAGAATTGTTAATACCTTGATAATTGAATAATAACATATATTGAAAATAAATCTACATAATAGTTGCATATATGTAATATTAGTATAGAATGGATATCACTAACAACTTTATTTGGAGATGTAAAATGAGATCAGAAGAAATAATAATCAATGTTTTAAATATAACAATCAAAAAAGGTGTAAAGGCAATTCACTCAATAAAAAATGGAAGTACAAGTTATGACAATCTCAAAATCATTGGTAGAGCTGAACTTGCAGAAGAAGTGCTTGAAAAAATGACTGGTGAAAAAGTAACAGCATTACAAGATACAAGAGATCATTATGATAGTTGGATAGCAACAACAGATTAACTTGATTAATAAACAGGTGTTTAATTTGGGAGCAGAACAATGAGCAAACAGGCAAAAATAGTAGCAAAAGGCATAATTCTTGATGGTGTGATTGATGACATGCTTAAAGAATTAGCTATAGCAATATCTGATACAGAAACTTTATGGAAAGATTATCTACATTACAGACCATGTATTCTAAATTGTCCAAGATTGTATAGTTATATTTCTTTTAAATTTCTAACAAAGGAATCTGTTATGCAAAGTTGGTTTGAATATAAAGATCAATATGATGATAGAGCTGTTCACGGATTTATTGATTATTGCATTATGCTTTTTACCAATGATCCAGAAATGCAAGAAGCCACAGAATTAGAACAAGAATATATAAACAAGAAACTTAAAGAAAGAATCCAAAATTTTAACAGGAGTATACAATGAGCAAACCAGATTTAGATGAAATGATGAAAAATGATAAGACTGACAATTTTAACACCATGCACTTGAAAGATTTTGTCAATGCAAGGCTTGAAATTCAAAAAGTAGAAATACCGCAAAACGGACATAATAAACATCACGATTATAAATATACAGAATTAGAAGATATGATAAATGCTGTTGAGCCAATATTGTTAAAGCATAATCTTATTTCTAATTTTACACAAGTATACGATGAAGAAACATTAGAGGGAACAGTATCAGCTAGAATAAAATTTAGAATGAGGATAACACATGCAATCAACAGACAATATTTTCAATCAGAAGTTTCTATTTACCATAATAGAGAAATTAAAAAAATTGGTGAACATATGACTTATGCTAGAAGATATTTATATGAATCAATCTTGTTAATAAGAGGAACTCCAGATTCAGATTCTATTGATGACAGTACGGGAGCTTTTAATGAATGAAGATTACATTTTAAAAAACATTCCAAAAAAATCAGCAGTTGCAAAGCAAGTTAAAAATCGCATGGTTTCTGGTCAAGTTACAGAACTTGAGCATGAATTTTTAATAAAATATTGCAAGTATCACGACATAACTATGAGTGCATTAGTGCGTGAAGTTATGCGTTACTTTATATACAACATGGAGAAAAAAGAAAATGGTAATTTCAAATAGTATACTAAGAGATGAAGTAAAAGAATTAGAGAATGATATGTCTGTGAGTGATCTTATAAGACGCACAACTTCTGACAATGTTGTAATTGGTATTTACAATGTTCTTGAAGAAATAGCGTTAGAAAGAATTATTGAAAGAACTCAAGACATAAAAGAAATAGAAAAAAGAGGAAAGGTATAATGGATAAATATGAAAGTGAGATATATCAAGGCAATTATCCTCAAGCAAGTGTGGATCACCATGAAGATCATTACAAAAATATGAAGAAAAATGAAGAAGCAGAATACAATCAATGGGAATTAGAACAACAACAAAAAGATGAATTAGGAGTAAAAAATGAATTATGAAGATATAACAATAGACAAGATGGATAAATTTTTAGAAACAGTTGATGTTAATGCACTTGCAATAATGAATATAACTGTAGATGTTCATAAGACTTTAAAATTTTTAAAAACTTATGTGCAAGAAAATAAAGATTTATACATAGAAAATCATTATGAATGTATCAAGAGAGCAAACAAAAAACTTAAAATGGAGAAGTAAAATGAGTTATGATTTTATGAAAAACGCAATTAAGAAGCAAACAAAAAATGGTAATGAGTATACTGTCAAAGAATTTCATGGAAGGCTTTGGAAGAACGACAGCGATAATCCTAAAGCTCCAGTTGTAAAAGGAAATATGAATGTAGGCGGTGAAGAATGGCAAGTCAGTTTATTTAAAAATGAAGATGGCAGTTATAATATTGTTACTCAAGAGCCATATGGTAAAAATCATGTGGGCGGTGAGGATTACTCAAAGCCACCAAAATCAGATTCAAAAAAACCCACAATAGAAAAGATAGAAGATGAATTTGATGATGACATTCCATTTTAGTTATGTTTATACTTGGTAATTGTAGTTTCCTAAAAGACCTTGCTCCTAATGGTAAGGCATATAAGTTCTCCCATCAGAAATGGTGGGAGTTTTTTACAAGGAAAAAAAATGGGTAAACTAAAACATTTAAATCAAGAATTTTTTAAAGACAATATTGCCTACAATCAAAACCAAGATTCAGAATATGGGATTGTGCCAATAGAAATGCCAGACAACTCTATTGATCTTGTATTGAAAGAAGTTATTCAATATGGTGAAGAAGTAAAAACATCAACCACAGATAAAAGTTTATCACATATGCGAAGTGTTGATTGCTGGAGATTAAATCAAAAAGATTCTATTACATCAGAATTAATAAGCCACGCATTAATAGATATAAATAAAACATTTAATTATAAATTATCTGGTATACAAGACATTCAATATTTGGAATACCATGAAGGCGGAAAATATGATTGGCACTCTGATATTGGCTCTGGTGTTGCAAGTATGAGAAAAATATCTATTAGCTGGGTATTAAATAAAGGATTTGTTGGTGGTGATCTTCAGTTTTTTGGCGATCAAGGCGAAGTTATTACATACAATTCCAGTCCTAAAAAATTGGTATCGTTCACCAGTTTTTTGCCACATCAAATATCACCTGTAACTAAAGGCATAAGAAAATGTATTGTTGCTTGGGTGTTTGGAGAATCATGGAGATAAGTTATGACTATAGAAAATGACCAATTAGAATATGACAGAGTTATTATAAAATATCAGAAAGAAATGGATTATTTAATAGACAAGATTAATCAAGAAATGAAAGAAGAAAGTTCAGAAGAAAAAACAGATAAATTAGCAAGACTTTTCTTGGATTTAAGCAATATCAGTAAAGCAAAAACACTTGTTGAAAATATAAAACCTACACGAAAACAACAATAATTTAAAAATAATTAAAAATAATTTTTATTATTATTATAAATCAAGGACTTACAGTCTATTTTATTTACTATATAATGTTGACATATATACCATTATATTATATATTTACTACATAAGTTAATAACAACTTATAAATAAAAACTTAAACAGGAGCAAGAAAATGAAAAAATTAGAAAGAAAAATAGAGAAATTTTTAACAAAACGTGGTTACGAAAATGTAACTTTTAATAAATCAACAAAGTACAGTTCTGAAGAATACATTGAAGTTAGAGCTGACTATGTAACACCAGCTTGGACTTGGGACAAACCAACTAAAACTTTTGATGATGAGTTTGGTAAAATTACGATAGAAGAAGGTACGCATTATCCAGAAGAAAGAGAAAACAATGACATCTTTAGAATTTACTCAAGAGGTAAAGTTGATGGTCGTAATACTTACCACATTACTTGGGCTGGTGTAAGTGATGTTATGAAATACCACTTAGATAGTTATGGTGGTACAAGAGAAGTTTTTGCTGAATTTTATTACAACACTTTTGAGAATATTGAAAATTATGATCAAGAATCTGCTGACATCTTAGCAGTATAATTTTAACAGGGGGTAGAGATACCCCCACTTACATTAGGAAATACAAATGAAAACTTTAGATTGGAATGATAAAAACTTAAAAGAAGTAACAAGGCTTAGATTTGTAAGTAATGCTGGATATCCTTGCTGGGATATATCATATTGTTTTGGCATAGATAATAGTAAAAATGAGGTAAGAGTTATTTTACCTTTTAAACAAGTGCGAAAAGGAAAAGGAAATATACATAAAGCTATTATAGAACATGCAAAAAAAGATAAGGTTTTTGCTAAAGGTCTTAATATATTTAATGTAATTTCTTGCTTTCAATAAACTAACAGGGAGCAGAAATGCTCCCATTAACTTGAGGTAAACAATGAGCAATATTAAAAAATCAAAAGGTTGGATTAACGAATTAAAGTTTAAATTAGTTGAAGTAGAAAAAACAAATTTATTTAATTCTTATAATTTTAATGGTGGTATAGTTTCTTTTGCAGAAGCAAGAGGATTAGATATTTATAAGTTTGATGAACTTTATCAAGGCAAGATTAAAGAATATGCAAACTTTAAATTAGATGATGGTTATAGATTTGCGAATCCTATTACAGGAGAAAAGCAAAAGTTAGATCTTAGTCATCAAGAATTTATAAAAATAAAATAGGATCAGACAATGAGCAAAAATATGAGCAAGACAGATAAATTTAAAAAATATGCTAATTTAAGATTAAAAACTACATTACTTTCTTTGCATAGATTAGGTAATCTATATAATAGAAAGAGCTTTGAATATTCTGAAGCAGATATGGAAAAAATTATTTATATCTTAGAGGACGCAGTTCAAACATGCAAAAAGAAGTTAAAATCACAAATTACATATGATAAAGATTTCTTTGAATAAATGACACAGTTTTTATTATTAATATGTTTTATTTATTTATTTGCTTTTGTAGTTAGCAGATAAGAGTAATCCAGATAATAGTTATGACAGAAGATTTAATAACAAACCACATTCCATTTGGAATGTTATATGAAATATCTTCTATAACATCTTTTATCTTATCGTAACCATGCTTTAGTTTATCTAGCATATGCACCTCACTTAGTGAATTTTCCTATTGATTTAAGACCAAAACTAGCACCAATGGAAGCCATTATTGACCATTGAAGCCATTCTGGGAATGTACTAAGGAACTCAATACCTCTTGCAACAAATGGTTGAAAGTAAGGAATAAAGCTAAAAATTATGATTGCAATAAAACAAATAGTCCATGCTTCGTCTTTCCAAGAATCATCACTTGCTTTAGCCATAGCTGTTTCCCACTCAACTTTTCCTTCGGCTACTTTTTTTTGCACAGCAGTTTTTGCGTCTATTTCTGCTATTTTTAAATCAGATTTAGCTTTTGCTTTTTTAGCAGAATGTTCAAAGTAACCACCTACTGCTTTTGATAAGCCATTTACAATAAGTCCAATCATACATTTTCTCC